ATGAAGGAATGGGTACACATAGCATGCCCATGCTGTAAAAACAAAAGGCTGTTTGATGCAGATCCGGAAGCTGTGGAGGGGATCATCAGGATTAAATGCCCCATCTGCAAATCGGTCATTGCGGTCAGCTTCCACAGAAAAAAGGTTCGTACTGAGCGAATCGGCGTATGAGCAATCATAGCGACCAGAGCCTGACGAAGTATAGATGTGAAAATCATCTGTATTTTGTCAGGCTCTTTTTTTATGCGGTTTACAAATACAGAAAATTTCATTTTTAAAAGGAGAATAAGTAAATAGACGGGCCGGAAAAGACTTGAAAATCCGACTGGTAACAAAAATTGAGATATTGACCAGAGCCGGTATCTCCGGATGACGGTTCTGATGAGTATCCCAAGATGCTCAGATAAAAATTCATATCGGCCGCATGTGCGCAGTGAGGCAGGATACGACATACCGTGGAAAGCAGTTGTGAGAAAGACAACTGACGGAACACGGGTGTAAGTACCCTTGTTTTCCTGCGCATTTTTGTTGGTTTCGGGTACTTTGGTCAAAAGTCCGTACCGGGTACCCTGCTCTCACTGCCTCCAGGCCAGAACGGAGGCAATTATGAGAGTCAAAAAAACGAGACAGGATCAGAGAGGTGTTTACAGGTATCCGGTGGATGTTCCGGACGGGCGGGGTGGTTACAGGAGATCTTATAACGTGGTCAGACCGGGCGAGGGCGGCGTGACTGAAGTGTGGATCCGGGATTTGCACCGGATGGATGATAATGAAGTCAACAACAACATCAAGAATGGGCATCCCAAATTGACGGCAGAACAGAAGGCCGTGAAAAAAGAATTGGAAGAAGCGCATCCGGGAGAGAAGTTTGATATGAACTGGAACCTTTCCCTGGATTACATAGCCGGAGACACGGATGACGGGGAACTGGACAAAAGCAGCGTGCTTGCCGGGGCCAGTTATGATCCATTTGATGAGGATGTGCCGGATGAGGTGCTGAAGCTTCGCGAGATTGCGGCCGCTAAGATGACGGACCGGCAGAGACAGGCTTACCAGCTGATCGGCCTGGAAGGATACTCCAGGACGGAGGCGGCGAAGATCATGGGTGTGAGTGTGAAAGTGGCCAAGGTCCATTATGATAAGGCGATGGAGTGTATTAAGAAAAATTTTTAAAGATTTTTTGGGAGAGGGTAAAATCTCTCCTTTTTTTCTTGCCTGTGACATGTAAGGAAGACAGCTTCCTGCAGAAAGAGAGGTGAAGTAAAAATGGCGGTCAAACATAAGATTGTCATTAACGTCTCGGATTCCAGCGGGCGTAAGGAGAACGTGCTGAAGGGCGCGGATGTGAAACTCCCGGCAAGACTGCTTAAGTTCCTGTTCGGGGAGTTTACGCAGGTGTATCTCCTGTCGCCGGGGCAGACGGTGGAATCCGTAGACATCCGTGAAGTTGAGGAAGGAGGAGCAAAAATATGTCAAAGATCAATGAACTGAACCTGCTGGTTCAGGAATTGAAGAAGTGCGGGGAGAGTCTGGTGAACATTGCCGATGAGCTGACAGAGATTTTTTCTGAGACAGGGGAAAAGAAGACAGAAGCTCCCGCAGAGTCAGTAAAGGAATATACCTTTACTGAGGTAAGGGCATTCCTGGCGGAGAAGTCCAGGGCAGGGCATACCGCGGAGATCAGGAAGATCCTTGAAGCGCACGGGGCGGACAAGCTGTCGGCGCTGGATAAAGGGGAATACGCGGCGGTGATGGCGGAAGCGGAGGTGCTGGGATAATGGGAAAGCACGCATTTTTATCGGCGTCATCCAGCCACAGATGGCTGGAATGCCCGCCTTCGGCAAAACTGTGCGCGGAGCAGGAAGACAGAGCCAGCCCTTACGCACAGCAGGGTACCGACTGCCATGAACTCTGTGCTTATCTGGTGGAAAAGTCACTGGGGAAGGATGTGACAGATCCGACCGAAAACCTTACTTATTATGATCAGGAGATGCGGGACTGCGCGGAAAGCTATTGTTCTTATGTCAACGAACAGATCGAGGCGGCAAAGAAGCGCTGCCCGGATCCGCAGGTGCTGATTGAGCAGAGGCTGGATTTTTCCAGATGGGTGGAGAACGGTTTCGGCACAGGCGACTGCGTGATCGTGGCGGATGAGGCGCTGCAGGTCATTGACTATAAACATGGGGTGAGCGTACTCGTTTCTGCGGAGAAAAACCCGCAGATGATGTGCTACGCGCTGGGTGCGTTGGAATTGTTTGACGGCCTGTATGATATCAAAGAGGTCCGTATGACCATCTTCCAGCCCCGGCGTGAGAATGTCAGTACCTGTGCTATGACAAAAGAAGAACTGCTCGCCTGGGCGGAGGAAGTCTTAAAGCCTACGGCGGCCCTGGCCTATGAGGGCAAGGGAGAGTTTAAGGCAGGGGAACACTGCCGGTTCTGCAAAGTGAAAGCGGCGTGCCGCAAGAGGGCGGAATATAACCTGGAACTTGCGAGGTATGACTTTGAAATGCCTGCTGTTTTGGAAGATACCGAGATCGCGGCAATCCTTCCGAAGATTGATGAACTGGTATCCTGGGCGGCGGATATCAAGGATTATGCCCTGCAGCAGGCACTGTCCGGAACGCGTTATGAAGGGTTCAAAGTCGTGGAAGGCAGGTCGAACCGGAAATACAGTGATGAGGCCGCAGTTATTTCGGCGGCGGAATCCGCGGGATATGATCCTTACGAGAAGAAACTTCTCGGCATTACCGCCATGACTGCTCTTATGGGGAAAAAGAAGTTCGAGGAAGTGCTTGGCCCGTTTATCGTAAAGCCGCAGGGCAAGCCGACGCTTGTGCCGGATTCCGATAAGAGACCGGCGCTCAATACAGCATATGAAGATTTTAGTGAAAATTAAGGAGGAAAAACAGTATGGCTAAGTTCAATAATCCAACAAAAGTAATTACCGGAGTCAACACAAGATGGAGCTATGTCAACGCATGGGAGCCGAAATCCATCAATGGAGGCGCGCCGAAATATTCCGTGTCGCTGATCATCCCGAAGTCTGACACGAAGACGCTGGAAAAGATCCGGGCGGCGATCCAGGCGGCCTACGAGGAAGGGCAGAGCAAGCTGAAAGGAAACGGCAGATCCGTACCGGCACTTTCCGCGCTGAAGACGCCGCTGCGTGATGGCGACGTGGAAAGGCCGGATGACGAGGCATACGCGAATTCTTATTTCGTGAACGCAAACAGCGGCACGGTGCCGGGGATCGTGGATGCGGACAGGAACCCGATCCTGGAACGTTCTGAGGTGTATTCCGGGGTGTACGGCAGAGCGAGCATCAATTTCTATGCTTTCAACAGTAACGGAAACAAGGGGATTGCCTGCGGTCTGAACAATCTGCAGAAGATCCGGGACGGCGAGCCCCTTGGCGGCAAGAGCAGGGCGGAGGATGATTTCGCGGAAGAGGATGAGGAGGATTTCCTCGATTGATTTCAAGAACTTTGGGGCGGCGGAGCAATCCGCTGCCTCAGGTCAGGAAGGGAGTGAAGCGGTATGGAGGAAATCTGGAAAGACATACCCGGATATGAGGGACGGTATCAGGCCAGTAATATGGGAAGAATCCGCAGCTTAGACCGGTTGGTCAGGGGCGTATGTCATCATACGGGGAAAGAGTTTTACAGAAAGGCAAAGGGAAAGATTCTGCGGCCGGGCCGGTACTGTAAATGCGGACATGTTTCCGTAGTATTGGGGCATGGAGCTGCCGGAAGCCCGGTTCACCGGTTGATCATGAAAACATTTGCAGGCGAGGCACCGGAAGGGATGGAGGTTCTTCATAAGAATGGAGATCCAACAGATAACCGGCTGGAAAACCTCAGATATGGAACACGAACAGAAAATATCCTTGATGTTTACAGGCAGGGGAAAAAATGGCGGAAGCTGTCCCCTGACGATGTGCAGGCCATACGGTTTGGATTTTATTGCGGGATCAGCGGAGCGGAGCTGGCCGGAATGTTCAATGTATCTCCGAGCATCATATGTTCCATTCGGAAGGGGAGGATTTTTGCATGGCTGAAATAAAAAACCTGGAAATTGATATTGAGTCATTTTCGGATGTGGATTTAACCAAGTGCGGTGTTTATAAATATGCCTCCGCCCCGGATTTTGAAGTTATTCTCTTTGCATACAGTGTGGATGGCGGTCCTGTGCGGCAGGTCGATCTTGCCTGCGGGGAGAGAATTCCGGCAGAGATCATCGCTGCCTTGGAGGATGACACGGTCACCAAATGGGCTTTCAATGCGAACTTTGAGCGCGTCTGCCTGTCCCGCTATCTGGGGTATCCGACAGGGGATTACCTGATGCCGGACTCCTGGCGCTGCTCCATGGTATGGGCGGCTTATCTGGGTTTGCCGTTGTCTCTGGAAGGCGTTGGAACCGTGCTGGGTCTGGAAAAACAGAAGCTGACGGAGGGGAAGAATCTTATTAAGTATTTCTGCCAGCCCTGCGCACCGACTAAGTCCAATGGCGGACGTACCAGAAACCTTCCGGCAGACGAGCCGGAGAAGTGGGAGGCATTTAAAAGCTACAATATCCGGGATGTAGAGGTGGAGATGGCCATTCAGGCCAGACTTTCCAATTATCCAGTACTGGAAAGCGTCTGGGAAGAATATCACCTTGACCAGGAGATCAACGACCGGGGCATTATGATCGACCGTGAATTGGTGGATCAGGCGCTCTTGATAGACGCGCGGTCAAAATCTGATTTGATGGCGAGATTACAGGCAATGACGGGACTGGACAATCCGAATTCGGTTCAACAGCTGAAAGGCTATCTAGCGGGCCGGGGGATCGAGGCCGACAGTCTTGGGAAAAAAGAAGTGGCCGCCATGATAAAAACGGTTCCCGGTGATATTGCGGAAGTATTATCCCTTCGCCTGCAGCTTGCGAAGAGCAGCGTAAAGAAATATCAGGCAATGAGAAATTCAGCTTGTGATGATGACCGGTGCCGCGGGATGTTCTTTTTTTACGGAGCCAACAGAACCGGAAGATTTTCGGGACGCATCGTACAGCTGCAAAATCTGCCCCAGAACCATATCCCTGACTTGGCGGAAGCCCGATCCCTTGTAAAGTGCGGCGACTATGAAGCGCTGGAACTTCTGTATGAGAATATACCGGGGGTTCTGTCGGAACTGATCCGCACGGCGTTCGTGCCGCAGCTGGGATGTAAATTCTGTGTGGCGGATTTTTCATCCATCGAGGCGCGGGTTCTGTCCTGGCTTGCCGGGGAGCGGTGGAGGATGGAAGTGTTTGTGAATAACGGTGATATTTACTGCGCGTCGGCATCGGCGATGTTCGGGGTGCCGGTGGAAAAACACGGACGGAACGCGGAACTGCGGCAGAAGGGGAAGATCGCGGAATTGGCTTTGGGATACGGCGGATCTGTCGGCGCCCTGAAATCCATGGGAGCCATGGAAATGGGACTGGCGGAAGAGGAACTTCAGCCGCTGGTGGATTCCTGGCGGACGGCGAATCCCAATATTGTCCGCTTCTGGTGGGATGTGGACCGGGCAGTAAAGAAAGCGGTGAAGCAGCGGGAGCCGTCTGTCCTGCAGGGGATCCGTTTTGAGTGCCGCAGCGGGATGCTGTTCATTACCCTGCCTTCTGGGAGAAGGCTTGCTTATGTGAAGCCGAGAATCGGTGAGAACCGTTTCGGCGGTGAATCTGTGACTTATGAAGGCGTGGGAGGAACAAAGAAGTGGGAGCGGATCGAGAGTTACGGTCCGAAGTTTGTGGAGAACATTGTGCAGGCCATATCCAGGGATATCCTCTGCTACGCCATGCGGACACTGTCACACTGCCGGATCTGCGCCCATGTGCATGATGAGTTGATCATTGAGTGCCGGAAGGATGCTTCCCTGGACGCGATCTGTGAACAGATGGGAAGGACGCCGCCCTGGGCGGAGGGGCTGGCTTTAAGAGCCGATGGCTACGAAACCGAGTTTTATAAAAAAGATTGAAAAGATTTTCGGGAGAGGGTAAAAATCCTCTCCTTTTTGCTGCCTGTGACTTGAAGGGGACAGGCCCTTCAAAAATTTCATATCTAAGGAGGGTAATTCATGAGTGAGTTACAGGTATTCAGCATTGCGGAGTTCGGCTCAGTCCGCAGTATCACAGTCAATGGTGAGCCGTATTTTGTCGGGAAGGATATAGCGGTGATTCTTGGTTACGCCAATACCAGGGATGCTCTTGTGAAGCATGTTGATGAAGAGGACAGAATGGGTGGGGTAGCGATTCGCGACTCCGTCGGAAGAGAGCAGACACCGGTGCTTATCAACGAATCCGGTCTGTACAGCCTGATCCTTTCCAGCAGGCTTCCGTCCGCGAAACGCTTTAAGAGGTGGGTGACATCGGAAGTCCTTCCGGCGATCCGAAAGCACGGAGTATTTGTGCTGGATGACATTGTGAATAATACGGACGCCCTGATCGAAGCACTGCAGGCGTTTAGGGCTGAGCGGCTTAGGAGAATGGCGCTGGAACAGGAGGCCGCCGTGCAGAAGCAGCAGCTTGCGGAGATGAGGCCGAAGGCAAGCTATTATGATGTGGTTCTGAACAGCCCCAGCTGGATGGCGGTATCGGAATTCGCGAAAGATTATGGATGGAGCGCGAAGCGGATGAACCAGTACCTGCATGAGAAAGGCGTGCAGTATAGGCAGGGCGGAAAGATCTGGCTTTTGTACCAGAAATATGCCGGGTGCGGATACACCAGCACGAAGACGCATGCCTATCCGGCGTATGACGGGACAACGCATACGAAGGTGCATACGTACTGGACGCAGAAAGGAAGGCTTTTCATCTATGACCTGCTGAAAACGGACGGGATCCTTCCGCTGATTGAAAGGGGGAACTGAGCATGGGAGTCAGCAAGTATAACAGCGAGGGATATTATGATCCCGTGGTATATGAGGCGCTGACCAGGATTGAGGCGGAAGAGCGCGCGGCCAGGGCGGCGGCTGCGTACCGCCCTTTGGTCTATATCTGTTCGCCTTACGCGGGAGACGCGGAGAAGAATACGTTCCGGGCAAGGGCATTTTCCAGGTTCGCGGTGGAGAGACACTGCATCCCAATCGCTCCGCATCTGCTCTGTCCGCAGTATCTGGATGAAAAGACGGAGCGGTGGCTGGGGCTTAAGATGGGCATGGTCTTTATGGGAAAATGCGAAGAGGTCTGGGTGTTCGGGGATACAGTTTCCGAAGGCATGGCCGCTGAGATTGAAAAGGCCAGGAAACTGCGCAAGAAGATCCGGTATTTTACCGATGACCTGCGGGAGAAGGAGGGGATGGCAGGATGAAGATCGCGTATGGAAATTCCCGCATGGAGAAGAGATGGAAAAATAACGATATCTCCTGGGATGACTTCTGCAAAAGGGTCAGCACCACGCAGACCACCACGGAAACAGTGGAGGAATACAGGAAGATGACAAAGCCCCAGCAGGACGCTGTCAAGGATGTGGGCGGTTTTGTCGGCGGGCATCTGCGGGGCGGCAGGAGAAAGACCGGGACGGTTCTGTGCCGGTCCATGCTGACGCTGGATATGGACCACGGCACGCCGGATATCCTGGAGGAGCTTTCCCTGTTTCATTCCCATGAGATGTGTGTCTACTCTACGCATAAGCATACGCCGGAGGCGCCGCGGCTGCGGCTGATCTTCCCGCTGAAACGGGATGTGTCCGAGGAGGAATATCCGGCCCTTGCCCGCAAGGTGGCGCAGGAGATCGGAATGGATCTGTTTGATGATACCACATACCAGCCGCACCGGCTTATGTACTGGCCGTCTACTTCCTCAAACGGGGAGTATGTGTTCCGGGTCATGGACGGCGATATCCTGGATCCGGATGCTTACCTGGGGTTTTATGACGACTGGCGGGACGTTTCCACCTGGCCGGTATCGTCCAGGGAATCGGAAGCGGTGGAGAAGTCCGCGAAACAGCAGGCGGATCCGCTGGCAAAGACCGGCGTGGTGGGGGCTTTCTGCCGTGCTTATCCGATCCGGGAAGCGATTGAAAAGTTCCTGCCGGATGTTTACGCGCCGTCGGCGATGGAAGGAAGGTATGACTATATTCCGGCAGACAGTTCCGCCGGTGTCATCATCATTGACGAGAAGTTTGCCTACAGCTTCCACGCGACGGATCCGGCCTGCGGGCAGCTGCTGAACGCTTTTGACGCGGTGAGGGTGCATAAGTTCCCGGATGACGACCCGAAGAAATCCTATAACGCCATGGCTGAATTCGCCGCGGCGGATGAGCGGGTGAAGCTTCGGATTTTTGAGGAAAAGCGGCAGGCGGCAGCGGAGGATTTTGACGAAGCGGATCCGGACGCGTGGAAGAAGCAGCTTCAGTATGAGAAGAAGAGCATGGAACTTAAGAATAACCTGCACAACCTCATGCTGATCCTGGAGAATGATGAGAACCTGAAAGGGATTGTCTTCAACCAGCTGGCGGACGGCATGGAGATCCGGGGGAAAGTTCCCTGGACGCATCCGGCCAAGTTCTGGCGGGATGCGGATGACGCCCAGCTGATCTGCTATGTGGACGCGGCATACGGGACATTTTCTGCCAGGAATTATGATATCGCCGTTACGAAGGCCGTGGATGACCGGTCCTACCATCCGATCCGAGAGTTCTTTGAGACGCTTCCTGCTTGGGACGGGGTGGAGCGCGCGGATACGCTGCTGATCGATTATCTTGGGGCGGAGGACACTCCATATGTACGGGCAGTTACAAGGAAGGAGCTGTGCGCGGCTTACTGCCGGGTGTACCATCCGGGAATCAAGTTTGACAGCATGATCGTTCTGAACGGGGACCAGGGGATCGGGAAGAGCACGCTGATCGCGAAGCTGGGCGGCGAATGGTACTCGGACAGCCTGAACCTGTCGGATATGAATGATAAGACGGCGGCGGAGAAGCTGCAGGGGTACTGGATCATGGAGATCGGGGAGCTTGCCGGGATGCGGAAAGCGGACCTGGATAAGGTGAAAGCCTTTATTTCCAGGCAGGATGACAAGTACCGGGCAAGTTTCGGGAGAAGGGTGACGCCCCATCCGAGACAGTGCGTATTTTTCGGCACCACCAACAGCCAGAACGGGTATCTCAGGGACATTACCGGGAACAGAAGGTATTGGAATGTGAAGGTGCCGGGAAACGGGAAGTACAAGCCCTGGGATATGGATGAGGATACGGTGAAGCAGGTCTGGGCGGAGGTCATGGTATATGCCAAAGCCGGGGAGAAGCTGTATCTTTCGCCGGAACTGGAGGACTATGCCAAAGAAGAGCAGCGGGCGGCGATGGAACGGGATGACCGGGAAGGGCTGGTGCAGGAATACCTGGATATGCTCCTGCCCGGTAACTGGGATTCGATGGATGTCTATAAGCGGCGTGATTATGTCCGGGACGCGGATGACCCGATGAGGCCGGACGGCAGCGTCCGCCGGATGGAAGTCTCCAACATGGAGATCTGGTGCGAATGCTTTGGAAAGGCGAAAGAAGATATGAAGCCATCGGACAGCTACGCTATTTCCGCCATCATGGAGAGAATCGCCGGTTGGAGCAAAACCGGGAAGGCAAAGATTCTTCCCATCTATGGAAGACAGAGAATCTACAAAAGAGATGAATGATTTTAGTGAACAACCTGTCGGAACAGAACAGCTTCTTGTTCCGTTCCTAACGGGTTGTTCAGTGAAAAAGCGCGGAAACATGCAGGGTTTGGAGCAGATATGGAACAGAGAAACAACTTTTTCTTTATAGAACAAATAAATAGTGTTTTTGATAGAAAGCAGACGTGTGAAGCGCATGTATATACGCGCGTAAGGAATTTTTGGTTCAGTTGTTTCGGGAGAGGAGGAAGCATGAGAGAGAAAACAGTGGAGCAGAAGCTGGTAAAAGCGGTGAAGGCGGCAGGCGGGATCTGCCCGAAATGGACGGCGCCCGGATTTGATGGCCTGCCGGACAGGATGGTGCTTTTACCGGGCGGGAGGATGGGATTTGTGGAAGTAAAGGCTCCGGGGAAGAAAGCAAGGCCATTGCAGGAGTCCAGGCATGAGCTGCTGCGGTCTTTGGGGTACCGGGTGTATGTGCTGGATGACCCAGGGCAGATTGGAGGGATCATTGATGAAATACGAACCGCATGACTACCAGGTTTACGCATCGGAATATATCAAAGAGCATGACGCGGCGGCGGTATTTTTGGAATGCGGGCTTGGAAAGACTTCCATTACGCTGACGGCGGTTCGCGATTTGATGTTTGACAGCTTTGAGATCCATAAGGTGCTTGTGATCGCGCCGATCCGGGTGGCGAAAATGAGCTGGCCGGATGAACTGCAGAAATGGGATCATTTGTCCGATATTCGTTATAGTGTGGCGGTGGGAACCGAGACTGAGCGGATGGCGGCATTGGAAGCGCAGGCGGATATTTACCTGATCAACCGTGAGAACGTCCAGTGGCTGGTGGAAAAGAGCGGACTGCCGTTTGATTATGACATGGTAGTTGTGGATGAACTGTCATCTTTTAAGAACTGGCAGGCAAAACGCTTTAAGGCATTGATGAAGGTACGGCCGAAAGTGAAACGGATCGTGGGCCTGACCGGGACGCCTTCTTCCAATGGACTGATGGACCTGTTCGCGGAATATAAGCTTTTGGATATGGGACAGAGACTGGGAAGGTTTATCGGACAGTACCGGAACCGGTATTTCGTGCCGGATAAGACGAATGGACATGTCGTATACAGCTATAAACTCCTTCCGGGAGCGGAAGAAGCGATCTATGACAGAATCTCTGATATCACGATCTCCATGAAATCAGCGGATCACCTGAAGATGCCGGAACTGGTGAATTCCAGATATATGGTACGTCTGGATGAATCGGAACTTGTAAAATATGAGCGGATGAAGCGGGATCTTCTTTTAAAGCTGCCGGACGGGGAAGTGACAGCCGCGAACGCGGCAGCGTTGTCCGGGAAGCTGTCCCAGATGGCAAACGGAGCGGTATATTCTGATGACGGCACTTATGAAACGATCCATAACCGGAAGCTGGATGCCCTGGAGGATATCATTGAGGCGGCGAACGGAAAGCCGGTCCTTACGGCGTATTGGTACCAGCATGATCTGGAACGGATACAGGAAAGGCTTTCCGAACTTAAGGTCGGCTGCGCCAGACTGGATAAAGAGCGGAATATCCGGCGGTGGAATGAGGAGAAAATCTCTGTCGGGCTGATCCATCCGGCATCCGCCGGACATGGCCTGAACCTTCAGAGTGGCGGGAATATCCTGGTGTGGTTCGGGCTTACATGGAGCCTGGAACTGTACCAGCAGACGGTGGCGAGACTTTGGCGGCAGGGACAGAAGGAGACGGTGTCCGTGATCCACATCCTTGCGGCGAAGACCATTGATGAACAGATCATGCATGCGCTGGAAACAAAGGACCATACGCAGAGGGCATTGATCGATGCTGTGAAAGCGGAGGTGATGGCAGGTGGCAGCAGTCAATAAACAGACAGGGGATGCTTATGAGAATCTTGCGAACGCGATCATTGTGCAGGCGGCAGAGGACTACCGGAGGCTTTTGAAGCGGGCCAAAAAGAATCCCGCGAACCGGGAAGCATTGGATGAGGCTTTGCAGATTGAGAGATTTTTCCGCTCCGGCTGGTATCAGCGTCTTACAAACGTGGATGGGGAATTCCTGATCCGTAAACTTCAGGAAGATATCTGACAAACAGAGGCAATCAAAGGAGGCAATCCGAGGGGAACTATTTACAGATTTCAATCGGAGGTGGCTTATGGATAAGCAGCAGACAGCGGTAAAGGATTTTCTGATGAAGGCGTATTATGTGGACGAGCGGATCAACAGCAAGCTGGAACAGGTGGCGTCTTTAAATGAGCTGGCGAAAAAGGCAGCCTCAACAGTGAGCGATATGCCTGGAAGCCCAAACCGGAACATTCATAAAACAGAGGATATTATTGTGAAGATTCTGGATCTGCAGAGGGAGATCCAGGAGGATGCCAATGAACTTCTGAACCTGAAACAAGTGATCCGCCGGTGCATCAAGCAGGTGGAAGATCCGGAATGCCAGATCATTTTGGAAGAGAGGTATCTGCGGATGGTGAAATGGGAGCAGATCGCTACAACGCTGAACATGAGTATGAGGAAAGTGTTCCGACTCCATGATGAGACGCTGAAAAAAATCGTGATCCCGGAAAGTTGGCAGTAAATGCTATAGATATGCAGTATGGAAGTATGATATTGTTAAGATGCGGAAAATAAAAAGAGAGCCTTGAGGAAGCGATTCCCCAGGGCTTTCTTTATGCCCGAAGGAGGTGGGATTATTGCCGAGGAAACCGAAGCGTCCATGTTCCTGGCCGGGATGCCCGAACCTGACGGAAGGGAGGTTCTGTGAGGAACACCAGAAAGAAGAGAACCGCCGCTACGAGAAGTACGGCAGGGATCCTGCTGTACGCCGCAGATACGGGCGGGCATGGAAACGGATCCGCGATAAGTACGCATCGGAGCATCCGCTGTGTGAGCAGTGCCTGAAGGCAGGACGGTATGTGAAGACCGAGGAGGTCCACCATAAGCTGCCGCTGTCTCAAGGCGGCACCCATGAGCGAAGCAACCTGATCGCCCTGTGCCGGTCCTGCCACGCGAAGATCCATGCGGAGAACGGAGACCGCTGGCATAACCGGTGAAAGCTCAGCCGGGGAGGGGCGGCCAAAATCTCTGCGGCCTTTCTTCCGGGGAACGGTGCGGGGGTGTCGTGTACAAAAAATGGAAATCAAAGGGGGTATTGCCCCGGAAAGGAAAGAGGTGAAGGCCATGGCCAGGGATGGGACAGGCCGGGGCGGCGCAAGGGTCGGTGCCGGAAGGAAAAAGAAAGCGCTGACAGACCGGATCAATGACGGCGGCACGGCAATGGTTCTGGATCTGCCGGAGCCTTCGGAGATGTTCGGGGAAGAAATGCCGCCGGTGAAGAATTACCTGAAAGCGAAGCAGAAAAGCGGAAAAAGCTTCTGCGCAGCAGAGGTGTATGAAGAGACATGGAAATGGCTGAGGGAGCGGGGATGTGACCGGCTGGTCAATATCCAGCTGGTGGAGCAGTATGCGGTGTCCGTATCCCGGTGGATCCAGTGCGAGGAATGCATTTCGGAGTATGGCTTCCTTGCCAAACATCCCACGACAGGAAACGCCATCGCTTCCCCGTATGTTTCCATGTCCCAGCAGTATATGAAGCAGGTCAACCAGATCTGGTATCAGATCTACCAGGTGGTGAAGGAAAACTGCTCGGTGGAGTGGCAGGGGTCTACACCCCAGGATGATGTGATGGAGCGGCTGCTTCGGGCAAGAAATGGAGGAATGTGAGATGGAACATAAAATGCGGATGGTAGAGACTGCGAAGCTGGTGCCGTATATCAACAACGCAAGGACCCATTCCCCGGCGCAGATCGCGAAGCTGCGGGCATCCATCCGGGAATTCGGGTTCATCAATCCGGTAATCATTGACGGAGACTGCGGTATTATCGCAGGGCATGGGCGTGTGCTGGCCGCGCAGGAGGAAGGGCTGGCAAAAGTTCCATGCGTGCTGGCGGATCATCTGACCGAAGCCCAGAAGAAGGCGTATATCCTGGCGGACAACCGTATGGCCATGGACGCCGGATGGGATGAGGAACTTCTGCGGATTGAGATCGAAAGCCTGCAGGGAGAGGACTTTGACGTATCCCTGACCGGGTTTCGCGAGGACGAGGTGACCGACCTGTTCGCGATCCGGGAGGATCCGGATGATACGGGAAGCAATAAGGAGTATGACGAGGGGGAGTTTGGGGATGAGGAATTCGCGCACGAATGCCCAAGATGCGGCTTTAAATTCAACTGACCACAGGTTTCCATGGAAGTGGCGGTTGGATGACCTGAAGGACGTTCCAAAGAACGGGAAAACGGTATTCAGCTGTTTCTCCTGCGGCGGAGGCTCTTCTATGGGATATAAACTTGCAGGGTATACGGTGCTGGGGAACTGTGAGATTGACCCGGAGATGATGAAGCTGTATAAGCGGAACCATCATCCGAAATATCCGTACCTGATGGATATCCGAGAGCTCAATCGGCTGCAGGTCTATCCGGAAGAATTAAGACATCTGGATATCCTGGACGGGTCGCCGCCTTGTTCCGTATTCTCCACAGCCGGGGATCGGGAGAAAGCATGGGGAAAGGAAAAGGCATTCCGGGAAGGACAGAAAAAACAGCGGCTGGATGATCTGTTCCTGCATTTCATTCGGACAGCGGAGATTTTAAAGCCTAAGGCAGTGATCGCGGAAAATGTTTCCGGACTTCTGAAAGGCAATGCCAGGGGCTATGTGAATGAACTGCTGAAAGCGTTTAAAGCGGCGGGATATGTGACACAGATTTTCCTGCTGGACGCCCACACCATGGGGGTTCCGCAGCGGAGGAGACGTGTCTTTTTTATTGCCTATCGCAATGACCTGGACCTGCCGAAGCTGAAGCTGGATTTCCATGAGAAGCCGATCCGTTTCGGGGAAGTGCGGAGCGAACATGGGATTCCCTACCAGAAAGCGCTGATGACGGATCTGGTGGCAAAAAGGAAGAAAGGGGATACCTGTTTCGCAGATATCTCCCTTAGGGAACGCGGAAAACTGTCCATGTTCAACAATGCCATTGTGGAAGACTGCCGGGTGGCGCCGACTAATACAGCCTGCGCGATTGTAACCAGGTTCTGTGACGGGGAAAAGTATTCCGTTCATGATTATGTGGCAACACAGACCTTTCCGGAAGATTATGATTTCATGGACCAGGAAGTCAATTATGTCTGCGGGATGAGCGTGCCGCCGGTGATGATGGCGAACATTGCCAGTGAAGTATACAGGCAGTGGCTGAAATATGTGTAAGGGGGATGATACAGCCGTGAGAAAACTGAAGAAGTATAAGCAGACTAGGTTCATGGCGAAGGGTTCCCATTATGACAAAGAGGCTGCGGACTACGCAGTGGCGTTTATTGAGAGCCTGTGCCATACGAAAGGAAAATGGGCAGGGAAAAAGTTTGAACTGATTGACTGGCAGGAGCAGATTGTCCGGGATCTGTTTGGGACAATCAAAGAGAATGGATACCGGCAGTTCAACCAGGCATATATTGAGATCCCCAAAAAGCAGGGGAAATCAGAACTGGCAGCGGCAGTGGCCCTGCTGCTGACCTGCGGAGACGGGGAGGAGCGTGCAGAGGTGTATGGCTGCGCTTCGGACCGGCAGCAGGCAGCGATTGTGTTTGATGTTGCGGCGGATATGGTACGGATGTGTCCGGCGCTTTCCAAGCGGGTGAAGATCCTGGCATCCCAGAAACGGATCATCTACCTGCCGACCAATTCTTCTTATCAGGTACTCAGTTCGGAAGCCTATTCCAAGCATGGATTCAACATCCATGGAGTGGTCTATGATGAACTGCACGCGGCTCCGGACAGGAGACTGTTTGATGTCATGACAAAAGGAAGCGGTGACGCCAGGATGCAGCCCCTGTTTTTTTATATCACCACAGCGGGGACGGATACCAACTCCATCTGCTATGAGACGCACCAGAAGGCAAAGGATATCCTGGAAGGCCGGAAGATCGACCCGACTTTTTACCCGGTGATCTATGGGGCAGATGAGAATGACGACTGGACTGACCCGAAGGTCTGGAAGAAGGCCAACCCGTCCCTGGACATCACAGTGGGGATGGACAAGGTGAAGGCAGCCTGTGAGTCGGCAAAGCAGAATCCAGGAGAGGAAAACTCCTTCCGGCAGCTGCGGCTGAACCAGTGGGTGAAGCAGGCGGTGCGCTGGATGCCTATGGAGAAATGGGATCAGTGCGCTTTCGCGGTCAACGAAGAGGAACTGGAAGGGCGCGTCTGCTATGGCGGCCTGGATCTTTCCTCCACTACGGACATCACGGCGTTTGTCCTGGTGTTCCCGCCCCTGGATGAGGAAGATAAGTTCCAGCTGCTCCCGTATTTCTGGATTCCGGAAGAGACGCTGGATCTGCGGGTGCGCAGGGATCATGTTCCTTATGATGTGTGGGAGCGGCAGGGTTTCCTGCAGACCACGGAGGGGAATGTGGTGCATTATGGCTATATTGAGAAATTCATTGAGCGCCTGGGGGAACGGTTCAACATCCGGGAGATCGCTTTTGACCGGTGGGGCGCCGTGCAGATGGTCCAGAACCTGGAAGGCATGGGATTTACGGTGGTTCCCTTCGGCCAGGGCTTTAAGGACATGTCGCCGCCTACCAAGGAACTGATGAAGCTGACATTGGAGCAGAGGATCGCCCACGGCGGGCATCCGGTGCTGCGGTGGATGATGGACAACATCTTTATCCGCACGGATCCGGCGGGGAACATCAAGGCGGATAAGGAGAAGTCCACGGAGAAGATCGATGGCGCGATCGCGGCGATCATGGGGTTGGACCGGGCAATCCGGTGCGGGAATGATACAAAGGAATCTGTTTACGATACCAGAGGACTGCTGGTGTTTTGACAGGATCAGGAGGTTTTCATGGGAATTTTAAGTTTGTTTGGATTTGGAAGGAGCAGGGATAAACCGGAGAACCGGACATCCGGCAGCAGCTACAGCTTTTTCCTGGGAAATTCGACTTCCGGGAAGCGGGTAAATGAACGGACGGCCATGCAGATGACGGCGGTGTATTCCTGCGTGAGGATCCTGTCGGAGGCGGTGGCCAGCCTGCCCCTGCAGTTTTACCGGTATACCGATGACGGAGGGAAAGAGAAGGCGGTAAACCATCCCCTTTATTTCCTGCTCCATGACGAGCCGAACCCGGAGATGACGTCTTTTGTGTTCCGGGAGACGCTGATGACGCATCTGCTTTTGTGGGGCAATGCCTATGCCCAGATCATCCGGAATGGAAGGGGAGAAGTGATTGCCTTATATCCCTTAATGGCAGACCGGATGTATGTGGATCGGGATGAGAAAGGGCAGCTGTACTATGAATATACGCTGTGTTCCGATGACGCCCCGACCCTGAAGGGGTCTGTGGTGCGGCTTTCCCCTTATGAGGTGCTGCATATCCCAGGGCTGGGCTTTGACGGGCTGGTGGGCTATTCGCCCATCGCCATGGCGAAGAACGCCATCGGTATGGCTATGGCCTGCGAGGAATACGGGGCGAAGTTTTTCGCCAACGGCGCGGCGCCTTCCGGGGTGCTGGAGCATCCGGGGACCATCAAGGATCCCAGCCGGGTGCGGGAAAGCTGGCAGGCTACTTTCGGAGGTAGCGGGAACGCCAACAAGGTGGCGGTGCTGGAAGAAGGGATGAAGTATACGCCCATCTCCATCTCGCCGGAGCAGGCGCAGTTCCTGGAAACAAGGAAGTTCCAGCTGGATGAAATCGCCCGGATCTTCCGGGTTCCGCCCCATATGATCGGGGATCTGGAAAAGTCGTCTTTCAACAACATCGAGCAGCAGTCCCTGGAATTCGTGAAGTATACCCTGGATCCCTGGGTGTCCCGCTGGGAGCAGTCTATGGTGCGCTCTTTATTGTCCAGGGAAGAGAAAAAGCAGTATTTCATCAAGTTCAACGTGGACGGCCTGCTTCGCGGGGACTACCAGAGCCGGATGAACGGCTACGCCACGGCAAGGCAGAACGGCTGGATGAGCGCTAATGATATCCGGGAACTGGAAAATCTGGATCGGATTCCGGCGGAGCAGGGCGGAGATTTATATCTGATCAACGGAAACATGACGAAGCTTGAGGATGCTGGATTGTTTGGGACATCCCGGCAGGAGGCTGCCGCAGGGGGAGATGATCTTGCGGCAATGGGGAAAGGAGAAGAAATCCGATGAAAAAATTTTGGAACTGGAAAAGCAGGAAGATCCGGGATCAGGATTCCGGCGAAGAGAGCGTTGAGAGAGTGCTGTTTCTGAATGGGACGATTGCGGAGGAGAGCTGGTATGACGATGAAGTCACGCCGGCTCTTTTTAAGGAAGAGCTGATGGCGGGAAGCGGTGACATCACAGTTTGGATCAACAGCCCTGGCGGGGACTGTGTGGCCGCGGCGCAGATCTACAACATGCTGATGGACTATAAAGGGAATGTTACGGTGAAGATTGATGGGATTGCGGCGTCTGCGGCAAGCATGATTGCCATGGCAGGAACGCAGGTATTGATTTCGCCGGTAGGGATGCTGATGATTCATAACCCGGCCACCATCGCCTGGGGAGATTCCGGAGAAATGCAGAAGGCTATTGAGATGCTGGAAAGCGTGAAGGATTCCATCATCAACGCCTATGAGATCAAGACCGGCCTGTCCCGGACAAAGCTGTCCCACATGATGGACGCGGAAACCTGGATGGACGCCGGAAAAGCAGTGGAACTGGGATTTGCCGATGGGATCCTGAAACGTACTGAAGTTTCGGATGACATGGAGCCAGCAGCGGTGAGCATGCTCTATTCGAAAGCTGCCGCGGTCAATTCCTTAATGGATAAGATCGCGGCAAAGTGCAGGACAAAACCGAAAACCGAACCGACAGGCCGCAGCGTAGACAGTCTCTACGAGCGGCTTAATTTATTGAAGAATTAGGAGGAGGACATGACGATGACGATTTTAGAGCTGAGAGAAAAGAGGGCGAAGGCGTGGGAGGCGGCAAAGGCATTTCTGGATTCCCATAGGAATGACCGGGGGATTTTATCGGCGGAAGATGACGCCGCCTATACCCGCATGGAACAGGAAATCACAGATCTAGGGAAAGAGATCACCCGGATGGAACGGCAGGAGGCTTTTGAGAGGGAACTGTCCCAGCCGGTGAATCAGCCCCTGACCGGACGTCCGGCTTCCGGTGGCGCGGGAAAGGAAAAGACCGGGAGGGCTTTGGAGGAATATAAAACGAACTTCTGGAATGCCATGCGCTCCAAGATCCCGCTTCCCAGCGTGGTCAACGCACTGGAAGAGGGAACGGATTCCGAGGGCGGGTACCTAGTGCCGGATGAGTATGAGCGTACCCTGGTGGAAGCCCTGGAAGAGGAAAATGTGTTCCGCCAGCTGGCAAATGTGATCCGCACTTCCAGCGGCGACCGGAAGATCCCGGTAGTGGCAACGAAGGGAACGGCGTCCTGGATTGATGAGGAAGGGGCCTATACGGAGAGCGATGATTCCTTCGGCCAGGTATCCATCGGGGCTTATAAGGTAGGCACTATGATCAAGGTATCCGAGGAACTTTTAAATGACAGCGTCTTTGACCTGGAATCCTACATTGCGAAAGAGTTTGCAAGAAGGATCGGGGCAAAGGAGGAAGAGGCATTCTTTACCGGGGACGGCTCCGGGAAGCCTCTGGGTGTGCTGGCAGCCACCGGCGGGGCAGAGACCGGGGTGACAGCAGCTTCCTCTACAGCTATTACGGCGGATGAGCTAATGGACCTGTTCTATTCCCTGAAATCCCCTTACCGGAAGAAGGCGGTATGGGTGCTGAACGATTCTACCATCAAGGCGGTACGGAAACTGAAGGATTCCACCGGGCAGTACCTGTGGCAGCCATCTTTGACGGTTGGTACGCCGGACACGCTCCTTGGCAGGCCGGTGAAGACCTCCGCCTATATGCCGGTGATCGCGGCGGGGGCAAAGACCATTGCCTTCGGCGATTTCAGCTATTACTGGATCGCGGACCGGCAGGGGCGTTCCTTTAAGCGGCTGAACGAACTGTATGCCGCCAACGGCCAGGTGGGATTCCTTGGATCCCAGAGGGTGGATGGGAAGCTGGTGCTGTCCGAGGCGGTGAAGGTGCTGGCGCAGAAGGCAGGTTCCTGATGGATTGATATGAGAAAAAAGGCGGTGCCTTCAGTTACAGAGGCACTGCCGATAGTGAAGGAGGGCAGGAAGAATGCTGGTGACCCTGGAAGAAATGAAAAATTACCTCCGGGTGGATGACGATGAAGACGATGGGCTGATCACCACGCTTTTGGCGTCAGCGGGGCGGATGTGCATGGATATCCTGCGGACAGACGAGGAAAGCGGCCTGCAGGAGGCAGAGAATGGAAAAACGGCGGTGATGTATACCGTGGCCTATCTGTATGAGCACCGGGAGGAAGCTGACCACCATGCCCTGGTCCTGACGCTGCGCTCTTTGCTCTTCGGCAGCCGGAAGGAGGCGTTCTGATGGAGATCGCTCTTCTGAATGTAAAAGTGACCTTCCAGAAAAACTCGGTAGTTTCGGACGATATCGGAAACCGGAAGAATGTCTGGGAGGATTATTATACCTGCCATGCCACAGTCAGCGGAGAAGGCGGGCAGGAAAAGGCAGCAGCCGGATTGACGGTTGCGGATTCTGACATTGCTTTTACCATCCGTTTCTGTAAACGGGCGGCGGAGGTGACAGCGGATGGTTTTCGTATCCTGTTTCAAGGGGAAATCTACAACATCGCGGCTGTGGATCACATGAACTATAAGAAGAAAACGCTGAAGTTCCGGTGTGAGAAAGTGAGGCGGTGACCATGGGACAGACGGTACAGATCGGGGAACTGGCGGACGCTGTTATGGAGACTTTGGAGGAATACGCGGATCTGGCTGCCGAGGATGTGAAACAGGCGGTCAGGGATGCCGGGGAGACGGTAAGGAAGGAGATCCGTGCCAACGCCCCGAAGGATACCGGGGACTACGCCAAAAGCTGGGCGGTAAAGAAAACAAAAGAAACTTCCTCCAGCCTGACGCTGACCGTCCATTCCAAAAACCGCTACCAGCTGGCCCATCTGCTGGAGTATGGCCATGCAAAGCGGGGCGGCGGACGGGTGGAGGGCAAAGCCCATATCGCCCCGGCGGAGGAGAAGGGGATCCGGCAGCTGGAAGAAGAGATTGAAAGGAGCCTGAGGGATGGATAAACTTCTGGATATTTTGAAAAGCACCGGCTTCCCTTATGCTTATGACCATTTCGCGGAAGGGGAAGCGCCGGATCCGCCGTTCCTCTGCTACCTGACGCCGGGGAGCGATAACTTTTCCGCGGATGGGAAGGTCTATTACCGGATCAGCGAAGTGCGGGTGGAATTATATACGGACCAGAAGGATTTAGTCGCGGAGAGGAAGCTGGAAGATGCTTTGGATGCCTGCGGTATTTTTTATGAGAAATCGGAGACCTGGATCGACAGCGAAAAGCTATATGAAGTTCTGTACTCTTTTGAGATGCCGCTGGAAGAAAATGCGGGACAGACTGGGAATGAAATAAAGGAGGCTGGATATGTCTGCGAAGAAGAATAAAGTAAAATTTAATATCTGTAGCGTACATTATGCGTTGATTACAGTGGATGATGACGGGGAGGTGACTTTTGGGACGCCGGTGGCTATGCCCGGAGCGGTATCCTTGTCTTTGGAGCCGAATGGAGAGCCGTCCAACTTTTATGCGGATGGGTATGCCTATTATACGATCTCCAATAACATGGGTTATGAGGGAGATCTTGAACTGGCCATGGTGCCGGAGAGTTTCCGGACAGATGTGCTGAAGGAATCCCTGGATGACAACAGCGTGCTGGTGGAGAGCGCCAATGTGGAAACAGCGAATTTTGCCCTGCTTTTTGAATTTGACGGGGATGTGAAGAAGATCCGACATGTACTGTATAACTGCTCGGCGGCCAGGCCAAACATCGAGTCTGCGACCAATGAGGAGGAGATTGAGGTGCAGACGGAAACGCTGGCCATCACGGCGGCGCCCCTGGCTAATGGGTATGTGAAGGCCCGTACCGGGGACAGTACCACAGATACCGTTTATACGGGGTGGTATACAGCAGTGTATCTGCCGGAGGTGACGCCGGATACCTCCGGGACGCAGCAGTCCGGCCAGCAGGGGACGGATGATGAGACAGGAGGGGAGACCTTATGAGCATGAAACAGAATATCATGATTGACGGGCAGGAGGTTCCTTTTAAGGCCTCCGCCGCTATCCCTCGGATCTACCGGATGCGGTTCCACCGGGATATTTATAAAGACCTGCGGGATTTGGAAAAAGGGATTGACAAGAATGACCCGGAGAATTCCAATCTGGATTTGTTCTCTTTGGAAATGTTTGAGAACATCGCCTATGTCATGGCGAAGCATGCAGATCCGTCCATCCCGGATACGCCGGAGGAATGGCTGGATGGGTTCAACACATTTTCCATCTATCAGGTATTGCCCCAGATCATTGAACTGTGGGGGCTGAACACTCAGACGGATGTGCAGGCTAAAAAAAACTTCGCCCGACTGACCGGGAAATGACAACGCCCCTGTTCCTCCTGCGGTGCGTCCAGCTGGGGCTGTCTATCCGGGACCTGGATCTGCTGACCATCGGGATGGTGAATGATATGTATGTGGAGAGCCGCAATGATGAGCATAAATATGCTGTGGTGGCTACGCAGGAGGATTTCGATAAATTCTGATTGAAGAAAAATCCACGATCATGCTATAATTCATATAATTTTAGCGTGAGGTGAATTTGGATGTCAGATTTTAAGATGAATAGGGCAGAAGTTCTTATGACAAAATTAAACATAGAACAGTTTAAATTTGAAAGCATACATGGAAATGCTAAAGAAATAAATCAAAAAATAATGAAATTGATGGCATATAGTTTTCCGGTTATAGGTTTAAAGCGAGGAATCTATTATCGGGCAAGGATTATAAAGGATGCAGATGGTGAAGATACAGGAATAATCAGAAAACACGGTGTGCCAATTACTGGCTATAATATTTCACATTCCGGTGTCCCGCCAGCAAAATACGTCACTGAAAACGGTCGTGTAAATCATATTGGAGAACAGGTTCTTTATTTGGCGGAGGATGAAGAAACATCTTGTAAAGAAAATAAAGCTAAAAGCAATGTGTATTTATCAGTTGCTGAATGCCAGATAGAAAGTAACATAAAAGTTGCAAATTTTACCATTACTGCTTTGTCTGGATTAGAGTATGCTTTCACGCAGGATGTGATTATGCAATTTAGATCCGAATACGGTATAGACATAAGAGCTATGTATATTTTTGTTCGAGATTTTCTGATCAATCCTAATTATAAAGCTGAAGAGATAGACTATGCGTTTTCTTTGGCATTTTTGGATTTACTCAAGAGTCGAAAAGATATTTCAGGTGTAAAGTATACATCTTATTTTACCGGAAAAACCAATATTGCGTTATGGGATGAAAACAAATTTTTGGAATGCAAGAATAGTAAGGTCGTAAAAAGTTTATAATTATAAATCTTGAAACGAGTCGAGTGATCGGCTCTTTCTTTTTGTCCATTTTCAGGAGGTGATGGCCTGTGGCAAGCCGGATCAAGGGCATTACAGTGGAAATCGGCGGCGATACCAGCGGACTGGAAAAATCGCTTGCCGCAGTGAACAATTCCATAAAGAAGACCCAGAGTCAGCTTCGGGATGTAAATAACCTTCTAAAACTGGATCCGTCCAACACCATTCTTCTGGCGCAGAAGCAGGAGCTTCTGCAGTCGGCCATCGGGGATACGGAAAAGAAGCTGGAAACTCTGGAACAGGCCCAGGAGGATGTAACGAAAGCCTTTGAACGTGGTGACCTGGGGAAAGACCAGTACATGGCCTTCCAACGTGAAGTAGAGGAAACCCGTGGAACGCTGAATCGGTATAAGGCGGATCTTTCCGGCCTGCAGTCAGAGCAGGAGCGGCTGGTTTCTAATACGGAGCGGCTGAATAAACTGTTTGTGGCTACGGGTTCCAATGTGGACGATTATGCGGATGTTCTGGGGAGCCGTCTGGTTACGGCAATCAAGAATGGAACAGCCTCCTCGGATCAGTTGAAAACCGCCATTGAAAAGATTGGAAAATCGGCTGCCGGTGGGAAGGCAGATATCCGGCAGCTTACGGATGCCCTGGATACGGTGGATGATGGGGAAGCTGTCAGGAACCTGATTGAAGATCTGAATGATGTGGGGGACGCGGCCCAGGGCGCTGCGGATGACATCGAGGAGATTGCCCAGGCCATCAAGGGTGCGGCCCTGATGGAAGCTGCTGACCAGCTGTCTGTGGTCGGGGATAAGATCCAGGATGTGGGCGATAAGGCGGTGTCCGCTTATGCGGAGACAGAGATGGCCGTTTCCAAAGTGAACGCCTACTTTGGTGAAACCGGGGAGGCAGCCGAAGCCAGCGCTGAAATTGTGAAGAACGTGTACGGCTCCGGCGTGGGCCAAAGCATGGATGCGGTGGCGGAAGCGGTCATCATGGTCAAGAAGAACCTGGGAGATCTGGGAGATACCGACTTGACCAACCTGACGAAGCAGGCGCTGACTCTGGAAGAGTTATATGGGATTGACATGAATGAGACCCTCCGGGGCGTCAACTCCCTGATGAAGCAGTATGGCCTGACCGCACAGGAAGCCATGGATTATATTGTCCGGGGTACCCAGAATGGCCTGGATAAGACCAATGAACTGGGGGATAACCTGTCCGAGTATGCCGGGAAATTTGAGCAGGCAGGGTATTCAGCTTCCGAGTATTTCCAGCTTCTGCAAAACGGTCTGCAGGGAGGCGCTTACAATCTGGACAAGGTCAATGACGCGATCAATGAGGTGACCACTCGTCTGGCGGATGGAACCATCGGGGACTCCATTGATCTGTATTCCCAGAAAACACAGTCCCTGTTCCTGGCATGGCAGAACGGGGAAGCTACCCAGAAGCAGGTGATTGATTCCATTGTGGCGGATATCGGAAACTGTACCAGCCAGCAGGAAGCCCTGAACATGGCGGCGGAAGCCTTTGGCACCATGGCCGAGGATGGGAACCTGAAATTTATTACTTCCCTGACTTCTGTGGGAGAGACCTATGACAGTGTTGCCGGATCTGCGCAGAACTTATTCAGCCAGACGCAGACGCCTATGCAGGAGATGGAGGCCAATACAAGAAAGCTGCAGCAGGCGCTGGTTCCTCTGGGAGAAAAGATCGTGGAGCTGGCCAACGTGGTGCTGCCTCCCCTGGTGGCCATCATCACAGCAGTGAGCGAGGTATTCGGTATGCTGCCGGAGCCTGTGCAGAATTTTGTGGTAATCCTTGGGGCTTTGCTGGTGGCGTTTACCGCATTGACGCCAGTAATCGCGGCCCTGGCGGTGTCTTTCGGGGCGCTGAACATTTCCCTGCTTCCGGTGATCGGTATTATTGCCGGAGTGGCGGCGGCCATTGCTGGGATCATCGCTATCGTCAAAAACTGGGGAGCGATCACGGAGTGGTTCGGAAACCTGTGGCAGGCGGTATCCCAAAAGCTGATGGAATTATGGAACGGGCTGGTGGTCTTTTTTACGGAGACAATCCCGGCAGCGTTCCAGACCTTCATCAGCTTTTTTTCTGCCATCCCGGACTGGTGGAGCGGCCTGTGGTCACAGGTATCCGCGTTTTTCGCGAATACCTGGAACGCAATCCTGCAGAATCCCATTGTCCAGCTAGTGGTGACAACCATCACATCTTTGTGGGAGAATGCAAAGAATACCCTGCAGGGGATCTGGTCGGGGATCTGCCAGATTGCCTCCGGCGCTTTTGAACTGCTGAAAAATGTGATCTTGGCTCCGGTGCTTCTGCTGATCGACCTGGTGACGGGGAATTTCTCACAGCTGGCTTCTGATGCGTCCAATATCTGGAACAATATCAGAAATGCCGCCTCCCAGATCTGGTCGGGAATCCGGCAGGTGGTGACTTCTGCGGCTTCGGGACTGAAGCAGGGCGTGGAGACGGTGCTTTCGGCTCTGTCCCAGTTCGCCTCTCAGATCTGGTCTGCCATGAAGCAGACGGCGTCTTCTGTCTGGAACGGCATCAAGACCACGGTGGTAAATATCGCATCCGCACTGCATGAAGCGGCGGTGTCCGCCTTCCAGCGGATGGTCTCCGGGATCGGCTCTGCCCTTTCCGGGCTGTATTCGGTGGTTTCCAATGGATTTTCTTCCGCTATCCGGTTTATCACCGGACTGCCGGGGCAGGCATTTCAGTGGGGAAAAGATTTCATCCAGGGGCTGATCAACGGGATTTCCAGCATGATCCAGAGTGTGATCAATACGGTTTCCGGTCTGGCTGACCGGATCCGTTCTTTCCTGCACTTCTCGGCTCCGGATGAAGGGCCTCTGGCGGATTATGAGACCTGGATGCCGGACTTCATGAAAGGGCTGGCAAACGGCATTGAGAAGAACCGGAACTTGGTGGAGAAAGCTGTCCGGGAGGTGGCTTCGGATATGGTACTCTCGCCGAAAGTAAACGGAGTGGAGTATGGCTATGCCGATGGCGCTTTATACGGCGGGAACATGTCCGATCTGATCTCCGGGATCTCTTCTGCGGTGTCAGAAGCCCTGGCGGGATTTTCCGGTCCGCAGTGGAACATCGTGATCCCGGTGTATGTCGGAGGAACGCTTCTGGATGAACTGGTAGTGACAGCGCAGGCAAGACAGAACTTGCGGTCGGGAGGGAGGTAACCTATGGCATTTATACAGTATCTGACTTTTGACGGGACGGCCCTTCCTCTGCCGGATTCCTATGAGGTGCAGATGGACGATGTGGAGGCGGACTCCGGCGGGGAGACAGAGGCAGGGACGGTGCAGCGGGATGTGGTGCGTGCAGGCGTGGTGAGCATCCCAGTGACATTTTCTGTTTCGGCAAAGTGGCTGAAGATCCTGACGGAGTTTAAGCAGCAGGAAAAGATAACGGTAGGGTATTTTGATACGGAGGTGCTGGCGGTAAAAACGGCGGAGATGTATATCGAAGGATATAAGGCGTCTCTGGTGAAGGATACGTCCCGGAAGGGGCTGTGGACGGTGTCATTTATGTTGAGAGAATTTTAGACACGACTATTCTTAGTGACTGAAATATGATAAAATTATTTCATATTAGTGAAAAGAGGGAAGGCAGCTATGAGACAATATCATATGTTTAGTGCTAAGAGAATGGGGTGGGAGCAATCTTATGATTACTACCCATTTCCAACGGATAAGTATACAAAAGAGGAGGCGTTAAGTCATTTTACACCCGTCAAAAAAGAAACTTTAAAAAACAATAATAGATGGTATGAATACACGGCATATGAGTATCAAGGGGAAACTTATTATGAAATTATATATGACGGTATATATGATGAAGATAATCTGATCAGTCGTGGATTTACAAAAAGAGAATTGGATCAAATATAAATTTATTTTACTATTTTAAGCATCAGTCAGAAATGATTGGTGCTTTTTTGATGCCTGGAAACGGAAGGAGGGGTGTCCGATGTACCCGGTGAGCGAGGCGTTCCTGCAGGCGGTGCAGGGGAACACCCGGAAATATTACTGGACGGGGAAGATTACTACGGCAGGCGGTGTGGAGTATCCCTTTGACCAGGAGGATATTGTGAAAGGCAGCGGCTATATCACGGCCCAGTGCTGCGGCAATTCGGAGATCGAACTTGGGGCGGTGTATGCGGCGGAGATGGGGATCAGCCTGTTTCTGGATATTGACCGATATACCTTGGAGAATGCGGAGATGGAATTATCCTATCATCTCCGGCTTGCCAGCGGCGCTTATGAGACTGTCCCCATGGGGATTTTTGAGGTGAGCGAAGCCAACCGGACAGTCCATGTGCTGGAACTGAAGGCTTATGACCGGATGCTCCGCTTTGACCGGACTTTCAATGGTTTTGAAACCATTGGTACCGTTTACGGGATGATGGCGCTGTGCAGTACCGCCTGCGGGGTGGAACTGGCGCAGACCCAGGCGGAGATTGAGGCGCTCCCGAATGGATCAAAACTGCTTTCCATTTATCCGGAGAATGATATTGAGACATACCGGGATGTGCTGTATTTTACGGCTCAGGTGCTGGGCGGATTCTTCTGCATCAACCGGGCCGGGAAACTGGAATTCCGCCAGTATGGGGAGACGCCGGTGATGGAGATTCTGCAGAAGCACCGGTTTTCCAGTAGCTTTTCTGATTTTGTGACCCGGTACACGGCAGTCAGTTCCACCAATCTGCGGACGCAGACTTCCGAGTATTACGCTTTGGAAACAGATGATGGGCTGACCATGAACCTGGGAGTCAATCCCCTTCTGCAGTTCGGCCTGGAAGAGACCAGGGCAGAACTGTGCGGGAACATCCTGGCAGCCCTTTCCAAAGTGAACTATGTGCCCTTTGATTCAGATACAATCGGGAACCCGGCGTTGGATCTTGGGGATGTGCTGACCTTTTCCGGCGGGCAGGCGGATGCCCAGCAGATCACCTGTGTGACGTCTTTTACGGTTAAGATCGGCGGGCGGCAGAGTTTGAAATGCGTGGGGAAGAATCCCCGGCTTTCTCAGGCAAAGTCCAAAAATGATAAGAATATTTCCGGCCTGCTTAACCAGATCGAGGCGGGAAAGATCGGCATCCACACCTTTACCAATGCCTCTGAATATACCATCGGTGAGACGGATGTGCGGATCATCAGTATTGAGTTCGCTTCCAAAGAAGAGAATCACGCCCAGTTCTTTGGCCAGGTGGTGGTGGATGTTGCGACCGATCCGGCCGCAAGGTCAGCCAATGCCAGCGGCACGATTGTGATCCCGTTTCCTTCCGGGAATATAGGAGACAGTGGAGGCATATCCGGTGGAGCAGCAGATACAGAAAATGGTTCTGAGGATGGTGCTGCCGGAGAAGAGACCACAGATATTTCCGTAGATGTGAGCCTGCCGGTGACCTGGACGGAGGACGGGAAGGCAGTCTGCTATGTGACCTTTGAACTGAACAATGCGGAGATCCTGCTCCATCATCCGGTGGAGACCTGGCATAGCGGGAAGCACATCCTGTCTTTGTATTACCCGATTGAAAATATCGTGCCGAACATCACGAATACCTTCAACGTGTATCTGCGGATGGAGGACGGATCCGGCAGTGTGGGGATCGGGGACTGCATTGCGTCCATCAGCGGCCAGGCTATGGCGGCGGCTGCGGCATGGGACGGCAGGATCGATATTGAGGAAACTGCGGCTCTGTTTTCTGTGGGCGGCGGCCTGCAGAGTAAGGGCTTTACAGATGTGATGGCAGTGGAAACGATGGAACTGGTGCAGAAAAGCTATTCGGATACCCTGAGCGTGAAGCCAAAGATCGGGGCGTTCTGCCGGCCGGTGACGCTGCCGGTATCCAGTGACGCAGAATGATGGGAGGAAAATAGACATGACTTTAAAAGGCGTGATGACAATCGAACTGACGGATGCGAATACCGGGGCTGTAGAAACGGTCACGGAGGAAAATATGATCACAGAGTCCGTCAATAACATCCTGGGGTTAAACCCTATGGGTATCTTTTATGCAGCAACCGGGGAGTATGACGATGCGGTTCTATGGAATGGGAACCTTCTTCCCATCTGCCCCAACATGATCGGCGGCATCCTGCTCTTTTCCGAAGCGCTGACGGAGGATGAGGAACTGCTGTATGAAAGCTCCGACAACCTGCCGGTGGCCTACGCTTCCAACAATGTCAATTCTACAGCGAACCTGGCCAGGGGAAGCCTGAACCTGACGGAGAGCATGGCTCTTTCCAACGGCTATAAATTTGTGTGGGAGTTTACGCCTAACCAGGGCAACGGGACGATTGCGGCGGTGGCGCTGACCAGCGCCCTGGGCGGGCAGAATGGTTTTGGGAGCCTTGTGGGGGATGCCAGCGCCTTCCTTCAGTTAAAGGCTGCGGATATCGGGTCAATCCCGGATGCTAATAAGATGGTGTTGTTTGAGGCAGTGGAGATGGATTTCGAGAACAGCCTGCTGTATTCCATCACCTTTGAGAACGCGGGTGTCCGGATCCGGAAGCTGCGGATTCCGGTGTTTTCTATCGGGCTGAATGAGAAGCTGGACGATTCCACTTATACCGTTCTGGATGATGAGGTACTGACGCCGGAGACTTTTGAATTTTTGGGAAGCTATACCAAGTATGGGGAGTTTATGGACGGGCAGGATGGATACTGGTACGGATTTTCCAATGAGGGGAATTCTTCCGGGGACGCTGCGATGCTCTGGATCAAAATTTCCAAAACGGATTATTCCTTTACCGAGGGGCAGTGGACGCTGTCCAATGCCAAGCTGATGGATGTGGGGAACCGGGAGAACAGCACCTTTGCGGAACGGGTGGTGAAATGCTGTATCCGGGGCGGGTACCTGTATGTGCCAGCCTATGACAAGAAGGGAATCTATAAGATCAGCCTTTCCAATTCCACGGATGTGACGCTGATCAATTTCGGTTTTACCTCTAAGTGGAAGCCCCTTTGCGAGACCGGTTCCTGCGAACTGTATCTGACGCTGGTCGGGGATCTGATCATCGGCGGCGATTTCCAGATCACGGCGGAGGACGCAGTGATACAGACCCAAGGGAGCGTCCGGCTCAATAACGCCGCAACGCCCCTGTTCCAGTACAAGAATTTCCTGTTTGGATGGGGCGGTAGCTATGGCAATGAATACCGGACGGCTTATCTGCTGACGCCGTACCTGGCATCCATTAATAACCTTTCCTCAGCGGTGGTGAAGACGGTGGACAAGACCATGAAGATTACCTACACGCTGACGGAACAACCTGATTCTGTGTCGTAAGGAAAATATCTGTCCCGGAAAGGGCAGGCGGCACTTTATATAGAAGCTGATTGGCAGGCGCTCTTTTATGGGCGCCTTTTCTTATGCGGGAAAGTGAGGAATTGAAATGAAAGAATTTTGGAACATGGTCCAGATAGTATTTGCCGGTGTAGGCGGATGGCTGGGATACTTTTTGGGCGGCAATGACGGGCTGCTGATTGCCCTGGTGCTTTTTGCGGCGGTAGATTACCTGACCGGTGTGATGTGTGCCATTTCGGATAAGACCTTATCCAGCAATGTGGGCTTTAAGGGGATCTGCAGGAAGGTGCTGATCTTCCTCCTGGTGGGGATCGCCAATATCCTGGATGTCCATGTCATCGGCACCGGGTCGGTGCTGCGGACGGCGGTGATCTTTTTCTATATTTCCAATGAGGGTGTGAGCCTTTTGGAGAATGCGGCGCACCTGGGACTGCCAGTGCCGGTGAAAATCAAGGCTGTCCTGGAACAGCTCCATGACCGGGCGGAAAAAACAGAAACGGAGGAGAAATGAAATGAAGTTAGTACAGAGCATTTTAACGAAAAATCCCTGCTATACGGCAGGAAGAAAGATCACAGTTAAGGGGCTGATGCTCCATTCAGTGGGATGCCCCCAGCCGAAGGCGTCTGTGTTTATCAAGAACTGGAACAGCCCTTCCTATGACAGCGCCTGCGTCCATGGGTTTATTGACGGCAATGACGGGACGGTATACCAGACACTTCCCTGGAACCACCGGGGCTGGCACTGCGGCTCCGGCAGCAGGGGGAGCGGCAACAATACCCATATCGGCGTGGAGATGTGCGAGCCTGCGTGTATCAAGTACACAGGCGGGGCGAATTTTATCTGCTCCGATACCGCTGCGGCAAAGGCTGTGGCGAAGCGTACTTATGAGGCGGCAGTGGAACTGTTTGCCACGCTGTGTAAGCAGTATAGCCTGAATCCGACCGCGGATGGCGTGATCATCAGCCACCGGGAAGGACACAGCCGGGGGATCGCTTCCAACCATGGGGATCCGGAGCATCTCTGGAATGGCCTGGGGATGGGATATACTATGGACGGGTTCCGCAAGGATGTGAAGGAGGCCATGGACGGCTCTGCTGTTCCGGAACCGGAAGAGGGCGGGTGGTACCGGGTCAGGAAGTCCTGGGCAGACGCAAAGTCCCAGAAAGGGGCGTTCAAAGTGCTTGCCAATGCTAAGAAGTGCGCGAATGAGAATCCGGGGTATTCGGTATACGATGAATCCGGGAAGTCGGTATACAGCAGTCAGGGATTAGGAAACGGGTTTTCTCCTTATCTGGTGCAGGTATCCATCACAGACCTGAACATTCGAAAAGGTCCGGGGACAAATTACGGGAAGACCGGGAAGTATACCGGGAAAGGCGTTTTTACCATTGTGGAGGAAGCCTCCGGCCAGGGAGCTTCCTGTTGGGGCAGGCTGAAATCCGGCACCGGTTGGATCTCGCTGGATTATGCGAAGAGAATTTAGAATCAAATGAGAAAGTAGAGGTTGTGGTTGGACTGGTGGAGCGGTGCATGGCAGAGAACGCCCGTGTCGCCCTTGACCAGGACGAGTACACGTAG